TTGCAAATATTCCTTGACATTTACCGCGCATTGTGGTACAATGGGGACAGTTAAAGAAACTTACGTAACGGAAAGGAATTTACAAATGAAACAATACGCATTATTCTTTATTAAACAAAATGAAAGGTTTGCTGTTAAATTGTATGAACCAGAAATTTTGCATTGTCTAATTGATAGAATTGAAGCGGGTTACATTTTGCATTATATTCAAGAGGTGAAATAAATGTGGTTTGACGAATCAAGAGAAATTAAGCTAATCGAATTAGGCAATAACGGCTTTAATAAATCTGTAAGAATCAGGTTAGAAAATATAACACGTTTAAAACAAATGTTGATGCTTGACGAAAATAATTATTGCTGGCAAATGGTCGGTTATATAGTGCATGATATAGCAGGGTGTTTAAATATTATTTATAAATGTTTTGTGAAATGCGAGGTAATATATGAATAATGAAGAAAGGGCCACTATGGCCGGTATAGTGGCAGTGACTAAGTATTTGGTTGATATATGGCGCGGCAGTAAATGCCCGGATACGCATGAATACCTATTTGAATGCAAGAAGTGCAAATATAATGAACTTTGCGCAAAACTTGATGAATTAGCAAAGGTGGTAGACATATGAAGCGATTACAGATGCAAGAATTAGTGCAAGAAATTCAATTGATTATTGATGATTGGCATAGAACGATGTGCCCAAATAGTTATATTTTTCATGCAATAAGAGTTGTCCACATTATAAATTGTGCTCTTCACTTTTGGACTTGTCACAGATTAAAGTACAGTATTATGATAGTAACGGAGAATTAAGAAAATGATTATCTATAACGCATGGCATTTATTAAGCCGCTTTAATAACCTCTATGCAGTGTCAACAAAAGACAATGTAGCAAGGTTAATAAGCCAGAAAAATATTAACTATTATGGCCGCAAGACAGTAACCTTCATGTGTATAAAGGATGGTGCGCTTCATTGCTATTATTAATTATTGCTGTTTTTGCTATTATTGCTTATGAAATATTTGCTTTAATTATAAGTGATGATATTACAGGGTTTGTATTGTGTAATGAATATGCGCTTTATGCTATTGTAATTTTCTTATCGTTTTTATATCTTTATATTTCTTGCTGGAGGTTTTGTCATGGTTAAGTATTGCAGGATATGCGGGTTACCTTTTGAGCCATTAAAAGTTAATCAGTTATATTGTGATTATTGCCGGATATGGTTAGGCAATTCTTCAAAGAAACCACACACAGAAGCGGCTATTGAAGAAATTAACCATAAAGCAAGCGCGTTAGGGCTAAGCTATGGCCAAATGGTGCAGAAGTATAAATTATAAAGTAAAAGAAAATGCTCATACTTTATTGACAATAACAAATAACGTGTTATAATATAAGTGTAGAGGACATGACAGCAAATGAACCGCGCGTTGATAGAAACTACTCTTTAATTAGAGCTATCGCGCATGAGTTAGTTACTCCCGTTTAGTTGTTGCGTGTACCTCTATTTGTTTTATGAGGTGTAATATGGATAAGAACAAAGAGTTAACAGAAAACGCTTACAATGCTTGTAAACAATGGATAGATAATTTTAACTGTCCGTTAGATGAATGGGAGAAAACATGTCAAGAATTGCCATGTTATTTTCTTTGTAGGCATGTTCAAATTACAAAAGAATCTGCAAAACGCTATTTAGAAAACAGGTGATTTTATGGCATGGTTTGACCCAACAGACATATTAAACAAACAAAGGTTATTTAATTTTGTAACAGGCCCAAAGGGCGACGGCAAAACAACGGGATGCCGTAACTATGGCTTAAACTTATTTTTGAAAGATAATACATCCGAATTTTGCGTTATTCGTCGTACCAAAACAGAAACGCAAAAAGCATACAAAAAGTATTTTGATGATATTAACACAAAGTTTAATTATAATCTTGATATAAAATACCGCTCTAATATGGCAGGTATTGAAACAGACGACGGCTTTAAGCCTATTTGTCATTTTTTCAGTTTGTCAACCGATGCAGGTATACAGGGCGTGAACCTGCCAAATTTGCGCTATATGATTTTTGAGGAAATATTTCTTGACCCGCGTAAAGGTAAACGCTATTTGAAGAATGAACCAGAAGAATTTGCCCGGTTATATGATACGTTGGCCCGTCCGTCTGACCCAAATAGAAAACGTGTCCCGGTTATTTTTATAGGCAACTCTTTTGCAAGTAGCAATCCTTACTATAACTTTTTCCATGTTCAATTAAATAGTAAAGGTGAATTCAAAAATAAAAACATTTACGCTTTACACATTAGTGATGCAGAATTTACCGCGCAAGCAAAGTCAACCGAATTTGGGCAAATTATGGCTAATAGTGCTTATGCGAAGCACGCCTTTGAAAATGATTTTTTGCTAGATAATTTTGACTTTGTTGTGAAAGACTTCCCCAAAGGGGATTTAATTTATACGTTTGTTTACGATGGTAAGACATACGGCGTATGGGTAAATTTCAAAAGCGGCGGTTTATTTGTTAGTACAAAGTATAACCCGAATTGCCCATGCAGTTACACATTTACAACCGAGAACATGAAACCTAATCTATTAACGGGCAAAATGTTTTGCCGTGGCTATCATGGCGAATTAACTAAATTTGCGTATAACACAGGTTGCCTATTCTATGAGAGTCTAGCAATAAAAGATATGTTTTATGACATTGCCAGAATTTGCAATTTTTAATAAATAATTTTGAAAACCCTATTGACATTCTACCTTATTTATATTATAATATATACAGAGGTTGAGAAAACCTTAAATACAAACGAAAGGGGCATTACCATGAAGTTCAAGAAAATCTGCACCAAGGTGGAATTTTTGGAAAAACAGGAAGATGGAAACTGGATTGAAAGTACAGACATTATTGCCGGGCGAATTGCTAAAAGCAAATTGACTGGTTATGGTGTTATCCAGTCCGTAAGCTATCCTAAATGTGACGTTGAAATTCCCGATGCAATCGTAAACCAGTACGCAAATATTACCGAAATTAGCCAGTAAAGAAAGGAACGAAACACTATGTTTAATCAGAATCTTGTACCCAAAGAAACGCCCGCAACTATGATGGAGTCTAGTATTTTCGGCGGTTGCTATTGCAGTCTCCCCATGAATACCGACGAGGAAAAGAAGAAAATTTTTAATGCAACTAATCGCGCCGATGCGTCGTTGCGTGAATGTATCAATATGCCCATTGAAATGACGGGTCTTTACATTGAGCCTGTCGAGTTTGAAGCAAAGGACGACGACGGCAGGCCCATTGAAGGTAAAACACAGCTGTCCCCGCGTATGATTATCTTTGATAAGGATGGCAAGAGTTACGGCTGTTGCTCTATGGGCGCTTACAATAGCATTAAGCGCATTGTTAGTATGTACGGTCTGCCCGATACGTGGGACAATCCTATTACCATTGTCCCGGGCCTTGTTACCAGTGGCAAGAATCAGGTGTTGACCATTACTATTGCATAAGCAATATGAATAGAAAGGGCGGTAAACTTGTAATGAATGCAGGCAAGTTTACCGCCCTTATTTTATTGGGGTACTATAATGGCGCGTAAATTTAGCAAACTATCTGAAAAGGAATTGTCTATTGCAGTAAGCAGATATAACCAGATGCGAACGAGGTATATAAAATCGGGCGGTAAAACAGTTGCACCAAAAATAACCGTTCAAGAATTAAAAGCCCAAAGCGAAAATACTGCGCAATTAAGGCAACAAATTAAACGGTTGAACGATTATAAGAAAATTGCAGATTTTGAAAGTGCAAAAGTTAAGGGCTTTAGGTTTGTCACGACAAAAGGTGAACGGCGCACCATTAGCAGGCTTGACAGGGCGGCTAGACAACGTTACAAAAAAGATATTCTAAAATTAGAAGCACAGAAAACAACAGCAAGCAATCAGGAACTAATAAATAAAATTATTCCCGGTATTGAAGAATTAAAAGCGAAACCAACAAAAATTAGCAATATTCCTAATCGTGAAATTTTGGGAAAAGTACAAAGCAGATATGAACGGGAACAGCGATACTATAAAAAGTATGGCCAAGCAGAATCGCCTATTTTACGCCTTGACCATTATTTAGCCGCATTTGTAAAGGTTGGGTGCTTTAATGTTTCAAACGGGCCGTTTGTTTATGATGCTTTAGCAAAGTTAACTAATGAGCAATGGGCAGAAATTGTTGATAGATACCCTTCTATATTTGACGTTGACTATTTGTACGATATGGGCGTTGGTGCGCAAGCAAAAGTTAACGAAATTGCAAATGCGTTACAAATGGTTATTTATTCTGATAATTTGCCCGATGAGATTTAAACCATGCGTACAAGTAATATTTGGTCGTGCGATTTTGAAACAACAACAGACCCGGAAGATTGCCGCGTTTGGGCATGGGTTGCTATAAACATATATGATAATACAAAGCGTGAATATGGAAATAGTATAAGTACATTTATTGAGTTTTTATGGGGTCATAATAGGAAATGCTATTTTCACAACTTAAAGTTTGACGGTACATTTATACTAGATTATCTATTAAAAAATGGCTGGACGTTAAACAAAGAAAAGAAAGATTTGCAAACGTGCGAATTTAACACGCTAATAAGCGATAAGGGTTTTTATTATACAATGTGTTTATGTTTTGGCCCCAACTCAAAATGTGAAATAATTGACAGTTTAAAAATATTGCCATACAGCGTTGATGCAATTGCAAAGGGCTGGAAATTACCAGTACAAAAACTGCATATTGATTATAAAGCATACCGAGAACCGGGCCACGAATTGACCAAAGAAGAAAAAGACTATATTACAAATGACGCACTAATTGTTGCAATAGCGTTAAAATCTACATTCGACGACGGCTACAAGAAAATAACAGCAGGTAGTAACGCTTTTAATTTTTATGTTGATAAGTGTATGGGCGGTAAAAAAGGGTTTAGAAATACTTTCCCAGTTCCCGAAAATGACTCTTATTTACGCAAAGCATATAGAGGGGGGTTTACCTATGTTGCCCCGCAATACAAAAATAAGTTAGTTGGTGCAGGGCGCGTATATGATGTAAACAGTCTGTACCCTTTTGCGTTACATTCACCGCACGTATATCCGTATGGAGAACCCGTTTATTTTACTGGTGAATACCAAAAGAATGATAAATACCCTTTATATTTTCAGCGCTTTTATTGCGATTTTAAACTAAAACCAAATCACTTACCAACTATACAGATGAAAAACACAGCTGGTTATATTCCTACTGAATATGTTACAGAAAGCCTAAACGACAGTGTACCGCTAACATTAACTAGCGTTGATTTGGCTTTATTTTTTGACCAGTACGACGTTTACAATTATCGTCCGATTGATGGCTACATGTATAAAGCAGGTGAAAAGTTATTTGACACATATATAGACTACTTTTATAAACAGAAACAGCAAGCAAAACAAGAAAAGAACTATGCACGCTATCAACTAGCAAAACTAATGCTTAATAGCTTTTATGGTAAGATGGCGACTAACCCTATATGCGCGAGTCGATGGCCCACATTAAAAGATAACAGAGTAGCATATTTACCGGGCGAGATTGAAAACCGCGAGCCTGTTTATATTCCCGTCGGTTGTTTCTGCACCGCTTACGCCCGTGACGTTACTATTCGGGCCGCGCAATCATGTTATGACCGGTTCATGTATGCGGATACTGATAGTTTGCATGTTTTGGGTGATTATGACGTGCCGGGCCTTGATGTTGACGATTACAGACTAGGCGCTTTTAAGCATGAAAACACATTTACACAAGCAAAATATCTACGGCCCAAACTATACATGGAAGAAATGATAACAGGACGTGGCGAAACATTCATATTAAACGACTGGACAGTTACAGGCGCAGGAATGACAAAAAGTGTAAAACAGAAAGTTACGATTGATTCATTTGAATACGGGGCAGTATTTGACGGAAAATTAACTACAAAAGTCGTACCGGGCGGCACTGTTTTGGTAGACACAACATTTAAAATTCACGGCTAAAATTTATTAGCAATCATATTGACAAATATAAAACTATAATGTATAGTAAAGTAAAGAGGTGATTTAAATGAATATCAAAGTAGCGCAGTTATCGTTAATCATGGTTGCAATTATTGCTGATTATCTGACAGGCATTATTAAAGCATGTTACAAGCATGAGTACAAAAGCGAGGTAATGCGGCAGGGCCTTTATCATAAACTTGCAGAAATTGCCGCCGTTGCTGTCATGTTTTATTTGCAGTTGGGCTTGCCGATGATTGGTATTGCAATTGACTTTCCTTTTATTAGTTTTATTACACTGTATATTATTGTAATGGAATTGTCAAGCATTGTAGAAAATATTGGTGAAATTAACCCTGATTTAATTGGCCCTCTTTCTGATGTATTCGAAAAGGTAAAGCAAGTAAAGGATGATAAATATGGAAAAAATCATTGATGTAAGCAAATGGCAAAGCCGAATTGATTTTGCAAAAGTTAAGAAAGCTGGATTTACAGGCGTGATGATTCGCGCGGGGTTCGGCAATAAAAACGGTTACTTGTACCCCGATGAATGTTTTGAGCGGTTCTATGCTGATGCCGTAAGCGCTGGTATGCACGTGGGCACTTACTTTTATACGTCTGGTTTGTTCCACCAAGCGGGCCGAGGCGCAAAAGAAGCGGCGTACTTTTTGGGACTCATCAAGACTAAAAAGTTTGATTTGCCTATTGCGTGCGATATTGAACTAAGCCCCGACGGTTACAGAACGGAAACAAGCAAAAACGCAATTGACTTTTGCAAGTATCTTGAAAACGCTGGTTATTATGCGATGAT